TAGCGGAGCTTGTGAATACCCTTAGATTCCGTCTAGCTACTCGTAATGCCAACATGATCCTTGGGTTTACACCCATTGATGGATTCACTGCATTCATTGCTGAATACCTAGCTGACGCAGAGATACTTGAAACTAGGAAGGCTGAGCTGCTTAACAACGAAGAGGTTCCTGTTAGGCAATACAGCAATAATAGAGACGCTGGAATTGTTTATCTGCATTCAGATGAAAACCCATTTGGCGGTTACAAACGAATAGCCAAGGATCTACGAAGCGAAAGCAGGGAGACGATTCTAGTTCGTGCCTATGGTGTTCCAGTTCATAGCATGACTACAGTGCTGCCAATGTTTAGCACTTCGGTCAATGTCCTCAAGGATGAGGATTTCCCCGATATTACCAATAAATCAGAATTCACTATTTACCAAGTAGTTGACCCAGCGGATGCTAGAAACTACGTAAGCATCTGGGCAGCAGTGAACCAAAGGGGAGAGATCTTTATCCGCAAGGAATTCCCTGATATTGATACCTACGGAAACTGGGCTATCTTTGGTGACCCCAAGTGGAAATATGGGCCAGCTTCCAAGAAGCTTGGTTACAATACTCAAGGATACATAGAGGAGTTCACGAAGATAGAGGATGACCTAGGCATAAAGGTATTTGAGCGCATCGGGGACGCGAGATTCTTTGCTAGGGAGAACTCCAATGCTATGGATCTCTTTCAGGAATTCAGCGAAAAAGGGATGGACTTCGTTCCATCGGATGGAAGACAGGAGCACATAGGTATAACTGCGCTTGACGATTGGTTTTATTATAACCCAAATGTAGAGATTGACGCGACCAATAGACCTAAGTGCTACATTCATGAAAGCTGCGGAAATTTAATACAAAGTATAATTAATTACTCAAAGACAAACGATGCCCTGAAGGACTTTTTTGACCTAATGCGCTATCTACGTCTAGCTAATGCTGGCGACGGCCCTGTTCACTACGGGGAGGAAGCTTTTATCCAGCAAAGAGGAACTGGAGGATACTAATGAAGCAAGGAGAACTAGGAAAAGAGCTTGGCAAAACAGCTATGGAAATTGGCAGAATTCGCAGAAAAATCTGCGATGAAAGTGAATACGATGAAAAGACAAAAACTCTGTCTGATTCAGCTGTTAAGAAAATCTGCGATTACTGCGACAATCAAATTATTGAACCTAGATTCGTCAAGGTAAAAGTTCTTAATTTCGCGAATAACCCTAAGTTTGTAGTTTGCCGAACAATGGAGGGATCAAAGTCAAAGAAAGTAAGAGCCTGCATCCCAGCGAATATCAAGGGGAGCCTAAAGGTTAACCATGTATTCAATGCACAGGTTATTACATATGAAGGCGAGGAATACTATAGACACGAAAAGCTTACCAATGGAAATTACCCTGCAGTTTCTAAAAAGGCATAGTGACGCTTTCGTTGCTTGGGAGATTCTTAGTCGAGCTGCCAATGATGATATATATGAAATACCAGCTGACCACTTCGTAGAAATCTGCGGAAGGGACGAGGTATGGATAAATAATACTATTAGCAATGCTAGGAATAGAATTAAAAGCAACATGTTAAAATCGCAATAATGGACAAAAAGACCGAAGAGAGTTTCTATGTCTCCGATACCCCTGATTTGTCTGAGCTGAAGGCGGAGTTCGATTCGGACTCCCTAGATATGTCTCAGTACATAGCTCAGTGTCAGGATTCCTATGATGAGCGCAATGCACTATGGGCTGGTAAAACGGATGACCTTCAAAAGCATGGCGAGAACGCATTCCCTTGGGACGGTGCATCTGACCAAGAAGTTAGGCTAATCGAGCAATGCATAAACACTTATGTAGCCCTAATGATGAACTCCCTTCGCAGGAGTAACATTACGGCTAATCCAGTGGAAAGCAACGACATCACTGAAGCTCGAATCAAGGGTATGTTCCTGAAGTGGATGAAGGATTCCTATATCAAGGACTTCTATACACAGGCTGAAATCGCAGCTAATACCTTGCTCGAAAAGGGCATTGCTTTTACGTACGTGGACTGGGAAATCAAAAAGCGTAAACACAAGGAGCCAATTGACCTAGATCAAATTGAGCAAATATCGCCTGAACTCTACGATATACTAGGTACTGAAGGAAGAGAGGATGAGGCTGTAGCTCTATTTGAAACTATCTACGAAAGTGTAGATAAAGCTGGGACTAAAGCGGCACTGAAGGATCTGCGAGAAATAGGCAAGGCGGAAATACCTGTAGTTAAAAAAGACGTATCTAGGCCGATAATGCAGTCCAAGTTTGTGGATTCCGACATTAGATTTCCTTCATATGTTTCCGATATACAGCGGTCGCCTAGAGTCCACGTACGAATGCTTTTGACTCCATCCGAAATAGAAAACAGCATTGAAAATGATGGCTGGGATGCAGAAGTTGGACGTGAGTTAATCGAGAAGCACAGGGGATTAGTTCAAAGTTCAGCTACTTCTTATTCGGCATACGAAAGAACTTCAACGGTATCCAGAGGTCAGACCTTCGGCTCAGGAAATGGAACTGACTTCGATGACATTGTAGAAATTGTATATACATACAAGCGAATGATTGACCGAAAGGACGGCGCAGAAGGTATGTATCTAACAATCTGGAGTCCACAATTTGGAGACGCTCCACTTAAGCACGAGCTTTTGTCAGGGGTAGAGCAATATCCATTTGTATGCACAAAGTTGTTTAACAACAATAAGCGCATTCAGGACGTTCCAACATTTTCAGATATCCTTCGTGGGCCACAGAATCAAGCCAAGATCGTCCGAGATGGATGGAGCGATAATCAAGCAATTACCATTTCCCCTCCATTCTTGCATCCAGTGGGTCGCGCACCTGAGCAAATGGGAGCTGGGGCATGGATTGGCGTTCGCCAGAATGATACCTATAAATTCCTCGATGTTCCAAACACAGGCAGACAGGGTATCGAGATTGAGAAATATGTCCAAATGGAGGCAAGAGATCTAGTTGGCTTGAATCCAGAAAGCCCATATTCCCAAATTCGACAGCAATTCATTGTAGATAAATTCCTTAAGCATATTGCCGATGTCCTTAAGTTGGCATACAGATGCTTTATCCTGTATGGGCCAGACGAGCTATTCTTTAGAGTAACTGGTCAAGCTGACCCAATTGAGTTCCTTCGTGGGCCAATTGACGATGAGCTAGATGTGTCCGTATCATTTGATACCATGAATAATGATCCAGATACGGTTAAGGCAAAAACAGATGCGTTCCTGCAGCTAGCTAGAACATCCTCGACCAATAGGTTCAATGTAGGTAAAGTGGAAGAATTCGTAGCTAATATGATTGATCCAGTTATCGCTGACTTCGTTGTTCAGCCAGCAGAACAAGCTCAGGAAGAAATCCTTAAGGATGTTACATCTGATCTTTCTAAGATCTACGCTGGCATTCCAGTTGGCGCAAAGAGCAATGGCGGCGAAATGGCACTGTCCATTATTCAGGAATACATCCAGCAGCCAAGCACTCAAGCTAAAATTGAGTCCGATCCTAGTTTTGCGCAAAACCTACAGGTTTACGCAAGCAAGTACGAGCAACAAATAACTCAGCAGCAAAACGCTGAAATCGGGCGACTTGGAGCTGCACCAGCTGAACTTGGACAATTCGTAACTGAAGGTATATAATGCAAACAGGAAAAGGCAAAGACGAGCTAGCTGAGGCACTGCGTGATTTGCGCAACGCAGATCAATTCAAGGTAGTCATTAGGTTTCTGCGGGAAATACGTGAGAACAAGATTTCTGCGCTTGAGGCAAACCTAGATAGCTCAGAAAGAGCTGACGCGAAATTGATCGGTGCTATAGTTGAGGACGACTATCTGTATAAGCTGTTCAAGGGTGAGGACGATGGCAAAGAATCCTAAACAAACAATGCGGTGCGGTGAAGTCCGCAAAAGCACTAGAGCTGGGAAAAAGATCATGAAACTTTACTGCACGGATGGTAAACGGAAGTTGGTCCATGCTGGTGCAACGGGATATGGCCACAATTACTCTACAGCAGCTAGGAAATCCTTCAGGGCTAGGCACAAATGTGATACAGCTAAGTCTGGAACAGCTAGGCATCTAGCTTGCACGGAGCTATGGAAGGGCAAGGGCGGTAGCAAAAAAAGTTCCCCTAGTAGCCGAAAAGGTAAATACTAGGTTATTTAAAATAGCGTGTGCTATAATCGCTTTATCGCCGTTCTACTAGGCGTAAAAAGTAGTTATGCAAGACATGAAAGAAACGGGTAACGTCACTGCCCCTACCGAAGAAGTGATGGAAGTTGAATCGTCCGAACCAAAGACTCTCGAAGATATTCGTAGAGAGCGATTGGAAAGGCTTAATCCGAGTTCTGTTCAGGAAACTGAAGAGGAAATCGCGGAGGTTGAAGAGGAATCCACTGATGAAGATGACGTGGAACCCGAAGAAACCGATGAGATTGAGGATGATGTCCAAGAGGAGGATTCCGAAGATGTTCTTTCTCAAATTGATTGGGATGCACTGGATGATGACACTAGAGCGGAAATCGCTACTCAAGCTATTGAGGCGTTGCCAACAGAACAGCTAGCTAAGATAGCTAAGTTAATGGGCAGCGGAAGCGGTAAACGCATTGGTGAACTTACAGGGCAGATCAAGGATCTGAAGAATCAGGTAGCCGCTAAAGATAAAGCACTTCAAGATGGACTTCAACAATTCGTCTCTCCGCAGGCTGCATTTGCTAATGTAGCCACAGAGGAGGACTTGGATGAAGCATCTGGTAAAATCAGAAATAATATTAAGTTCTATCAAAAGTGGTTAGGTGGCGACGAAGATTACTTTGTTCATAACGACCAAGAGTTTTCGAGGGCAGACATCGCACAGTATGTCGAAACACTTCAGGATCAATACGACGATATTCCTAAGCAAAGAGAATATCTGAGATCCCTAGAGAAGTCCAAGAAGGAAGCTCAGGAGCTACAAAAAAAAGCTGAATCAGAATTCAGTTGGATTCATGACGATGAAGCGAAAGCATCAAAATTATATGATGAAATGATTTCGTCATCCGATGTAGCTGTCATTGAAAGAATCGCTCCAAGCTTAGCGTCGAAGTTAAAGTATCAGTTGCTACATGCCGCTAATAGCATGGCTGGCGTTTCATCAGTTCCTAAGGGTAAGAAGATTACCCTACCCAGAAGACTCCCTAGCACAGCTAAGGATTCCGCTGCTGGATCTGCTTCACCTAAAGTTAGACAGGACATCCGAACCAAAAAATTGAGAGATGCAGCTTTGCAAGGGGATCTGAAGGCAGCAAGAGAATTGCGAACCATGCAGATCCAAAATAAAAATTCATTGTTCAAACGAACTACTTAATACAAACCTAATAAATAATAAAATATCATGGCATTATCATTTGATAAATCATACGAAGACGGCGGGTTGAACTCCAACAGAGAAGAACTGTTGGATCTCACTACCGTTCTCTCCCCTCGTCAAGCACCCGTTTACGGACTGCTTTCTAAGCAAAAAGTATCCGCTGACTTTGTTGAGTGGACTGTTGACAACCTTCGTGACCCTTCCGACGTAGCCGTCATTGAAGGCACCGATGTTGACTTCTCCGCTGCTGGTTCTACCGATGCAGAGCAATTCAGCTCACTTGCTAGGCTCGACAATCGTG